CCGTCGGTAGTGAGCGACACGAGGTAAGGCCGTTCGCCTTCCATCGTGGCGATGTAGTTTGCGATTGCCTTGCGGCAGAGCCTTGTCAGTCGCTTCACCTCCTTCGGGCTTTTTGCTGAGATTTCGATGCTTGCCTGCACTCGGTCATCCATGCTTTCCCAGACATCATCCTTTGTCGATTGGTCGTTTTGAAGACCATCGTCCATAATTATAATGTATGGCAAATCCGTATTATCCGTGTCGGTTGGTGGCACCTCTATACATGTCGAATAGATGCGTCCGCCCGTGTCGTTAACAATCGTCTCATCCGCTGTCAGGGCTGCATAGAATATCTCGTCGAGTTCAAGCATTGCGCTATCAGTTTGACTTGTTACTTTTTCATTTTTCATTCTCTCCCTTCTGGTTTCCGATGGGTTGGTGCTGGCTGTTACCTCAGCACCTTCCCATCGGGTCCACTGGAACTATGAAACCAGAAGAAGAGTGCGAGAGTTTACTCGGTGGTTGGGTCTTCGTTAGACACTACCTTGTAGAGGCCGAATGCCTGGCTCTGGTTGTTTGCACCGTTGATGTAGGTGCTCAGGTCGGTCATAGAGGCTGCGAGGTTAAGTGTGACGGCTGTGATGTTCTTCTTAGCCACGGCTTGAGAAGTTGCATCGACTGAAAGACGAACCTCATCATGGGTCTGAAGAGCGAACCACTCCCAATAACCAACTTCGATGTAGCGGTCTTCTGTTGCTACGAGGTTGCCGGCACTGTCGAGGGTTGTGTTTACATAGTGGCTGACAGTGTAGGGGAAGCCTGCGCACTTGCCATTCTCGATTACGAAGCCACCGGCTGCACCAGCAATCTTCGGAGTTGCCATGAGTTCTGCCTCAGTCACGCGGTCCATAGACAGGCAGACGTTGCCCTCGAAGAAGCCCTTGTTGCTAAACTCTGCCACGGCTGCGAGGATGTTCTTATAAGCATCCGTTCCGAGGTTGATGTTCTTCGGAGTCTTGCCACCGAAGGGACCCTTATTGCCAGTCCAAGCAGCCTGAGAGTAAATCTTCTTAGCAAGATACTCACGCATTGCGATGGCGAACTTAGCCTGTACAAAGGCCATGAGGTCGAAAGCTGCGTTGTCGATAGCGCGGTTGCTGACGGGAACGGTCAAGCCGATACGACGAACGGTGGGAGTGATGTTTGCGAAGTTCAGAACCTGGTCGGTCAGAGCTTCCACTTCACCTACCTCTTCCATCTCGACATCGTTGACGCTTACAGGCCAAATCTCGTTGCCGGTAACGCCCGTTACCATGCGCAAGCCTTCGGGCAGTCCCAAACCTTCGTGCAAGGTGGGAATCATGTCGTGAATGGTGAGATTGATGGCACCAGAAGCCTCGATGTTGTTTGTTTGACCCTCAACAGCAGGGTTGAGCAGAATCTCACGCTCTGCCTTGCCAAGACGAACGTCCTTCAGCAACTCACGGAAGTAAGTGGCTTTCTGACGCTGTTCGCGCTTCTCGTTAGCCTTCATGTTCTCGGACTCGAGGTTAAGGCCGCGCATAGCGTCCTCGCACTGACGAATCTCGCGGGTGAGGTTCATCTCCTGCATCTTTTCCTCGTCGGTTAACTCTCTGTTCTTAGCGGCCAGATAGAGGTCGCCAAGTTTCTCGTTAGCAGCAAGACGCTGCTCACGAAGTTGTGCAAATGTTTTCTTTTCCATTCTCTTAAAACGGTTTTAAGTGGTTTATAAAAAAGTTTGTTTTTAGCCTTCAAATTCGTCAAGACGACTGAGGACTTCAAGCCGCCTCTTCATTTCTCTCTCTACACGTTCCTGGCGTTCCTGCTCTTCACGTTCGCGCTGTGCCTCTTCCTCTCTGCGCTTCTGCTCTTCGGCTTGTGCCTTTTCTTCTGCCTCGCGCTTTCCGGAGTCGGTAGCATCCCAAAGCTCGCGGGCGTGGAGTGAAGTCTGCAAATAGGCGGGGTCCATGCCCAAAGTAAGGGCAGTGATGGCACGGAACTTTGTGTGTCGTACAAGTGGAACTTTGCCCTCGCGCTCTTCTATGTCGTACTGGTCAGGCCAGAACTCAAAAGAGCAACCATCGTACACGCCTGCCTTTGTCAGCTCACGCGCACGGATGCCGAGGTCGCAGTTGGGAACATCTACCTCGAAGTTCACGCCTTCGCGGTCAACACTCAGACGGGCATTGCCCGATGTGCCACGCTTTGCGCGTCCGAAAGTGAGCTCCCTATTGTGCAGCATATTGATTTTAACGTCCTGAGTGTTCAGGAAATCCATCGTGGCTGCTTCGGGTGCAATCACTTCTCGGAAGGTCTGCCCGTATTCGTCAAGAATTTGGCTTTCAGAATCAAAGCAGATGGCACGGCCTGAGATGGTGCCAAGGTTGCCCTTCTCAGCTTCTTCTGCTGTAGCTTCTCTAAAGGCAAGCTGGCATTCCAGATTTCTGATTTCACGTTTCTTTGCATCCATATCTCTATTTTTGAATGTTTGTCTATTATTCGCGCACTTTATGGTATGAGGTTTACCGCTACGGCTCAAGTTCTCCGCCGTCCTGAGAGCCACCGCCTTGCTGACCGCCCTGCACGTCATCATCTCCGTTGTCTGGAGTCTCAGTGCCTTCCTCTTCTTCTTTGGCAGTTGCCCAGGAGATGCTTGCACCATTGATGGCACTTTCTATGCCGTCCGATGGCTTGTAGTTCACTTTCGGCTTCATATCGGATAGCTTCAAATCTTCTGCATCCAATTCCCATTTTGACTTTACGGCTGGGTATAATGTGCCGAGAGGACCAAGGTCGACGATGATGCCTTGCTTGATTTCTTCACAAATACCTTCAAGCAGAAGTTCTGCCGCAAGACTTGCCTCTTTGGGATGCAAGGTCGTGTTCTTTGCACTTTGGCGAGCAATCTCATCAAAGGACTTCTTGCCGTTGGTTATCACGCGGCCAAAATAGCCGGTTACTTTCTGCCCATCTATCTTGCGGACAAGGGCAAGTTTCTTGATTTTTAGTTTAAGGTCTGCCATATTTTTTCTACTGATAGTTTCAAATTTTCTATAGAAAGTTTCGGAATTTTCTACTGATAGTTATTTTTCGTCCTCTTTCGGTTCTTGCTGCGTCGGCTCTTCTCCCTTGTCGTTTGTCTTGATAAGTCCGCTATCACTTACGACGCCTTTCAGCTTGTCGCTACCTGCAACAGCGAGGTTGGTCGAAACGTAGTGGTCGTTACCTTCTGGGATTGCGGCAAGGTCATACTGTGCGCGAATCTCATTAGGACTCCAGCCAGAACGCAGGTGTATCTCGTCAATCTCTGCCTGACCCTTTGCGTCGAGCCTACGGAGCGGCAACTCACAGACATGGATGCGACGCTTGCCGAAGTCGTCAACGCTAAGAAGTTTAGAGTTTAACTCGTCTTCATGTTCACGGATGCGCGGCTGTATAGTACGGAGCATAAACTCCTGCGTGGCGTGCTCAGGCATCTTGTACGAGCTGCCTGCGTCTTCCATCATCATAATGCGCGGCACACCGAGTATGCGTGCTATCTCGCTGACCTCGAAGCCACGACTTTCGAGCAATTGGAGCTGCTGTGCTGTTTGGCTCACGATTTGCACCTTCTCAAGTCCACGCAGAGCCACAACGTCCTGGTCGTAGATTTTTTGATTTATCTCGTTCGCATAAGCATCGGTTTGCTCCTTTGCAAACGAACCCATAGCCAAAGTGCCGGCAAACTGCTGCGGCTTTTCCTCAGAGATAAGCAACTTCACGCGACCGCCCTTTGCCATATCCTGTAGAGCCATGTCACCACCAGTGGCTGCAATGGAAAGCGTGTTCATCGCAGTCCATATCAGCGGCAAACCCATATACATGTCCTCAGTCATAAAGACGGACTTGAAATGAAGCACGTCTGAGGCTGCGGCATTTATCTTGACGGCGGGGCCACGGTCGCGGTTATATGTCAGCGCGTAGGTATCTGTCAGTGGATTATAGCCTCCGCCAGTGCAAAGCCAAAGGTTCCAAGGGTCGCCGTATTGGTCGCGCTCGATATAGACGTAAGCATTGCCCCAATAGATTTTTCGGAACTCGATCTGCTCTTGCATCTGTGAGGCAGTCATCAGAGGGTTCGGACGGACTTGTAACAGGTAATTAATGCGACGGCCTATACCGTAGCTGTCTTCGATGAAGTTTTCGCCCTCAACGTTCTTCTTTTGATATTGCACGACCATTTGTCCCATTGTCTGCATGATGAGCGAAACGCCGCGACACCATGCGGGGACGAGAAGGGACTTCCTACCGGTAGGCTTCACGATGTTTGCCTTCCAATCACCGACAGAACTCACGGGATTTTTCTCCGTAGCATTTGTGGTCGTTATCGTGCCGGTAGGAGCCACCTCCCTCTTGAACATTCTTATAAAGAAATTATCCATAGTCTTTCCTTTATTATTCGGACACTTTATGGCGCAGGGTTTACCTCTCGAAGTTGGGTGCAATCT